TTTGGCTTTTCACAAGTGCGCGGTCAACGTCTACAACTCCGCCCATGATCTTGACGGTAGCTGTGACCTGATCCACTTCTGCCCCACCTTCCGTGTACTCTTCGTTGTAATCACGAAAGCCAATGTTACCCAAAGTGCTTTCACGATTAAAAGTCAAAGAGTTGCCAGAAATGGTACTAAAAGGCAGGAACTTCAATACCTGAGACTGTTCAGTAAATGTGGAAATAACTCCACGCTTAAGGGGATCTTGTGTAAGTAGTGCCTGTTGGTCTAGTGTCAAACTCATATTATTTCATCCTTTATTTCATGTTTTTGTGATACATATCAAACAATTCTGAACCCGATAGTCCTTCAAGGTTCGGTTTTGTATTACTTGGCCCTGGAGTATTGCTATCAGGACCATCTGCCTTAGCCGTATTGAACAGACCTTTCTTAGTTGCATTCCTAAGCCACTTGATTTGTTCTTGTGGTTTCATATCAGGGATCAGGTCTTGCAAATCTTCTGGAATGTCCTGTTTTAGTTCATCCACAAGACCTTTAAGAGTTTCATTGAGTTCATTCTTCTGACTAACCACTTGGTCAAACCTAGACTTCGGAATCATATTGTCAGCTTTTTGTTCAGGTGCTGGTTCCTGTGTAGGAGTCTGTTCTGTTGTCTGCTCGGTGTTTTCGGCCACCTTTTCCGTAGTTTCTTCTGACATTATTCATCTCCTTTTACGTCTGAGTTGACGGATTGATTTTCAATAAATTGTTTGTAAGCATCTTTGTCACTAAGGTCTTCATCCATTTTCTTGATAATATCCGGAACAGATAAAGCACCTAGTTCAACCATTTTAGCCCAAAATTCTGCCTTGTTATCCATGTCTGTCTGTGCTGGATCAGCAAAGTTGACTTTGAGTTCAGACTTATCACCAAATTTTTCTGAGTTGTGATAATTCCAAACCATCTTAATTACATTAAATATTTGCCTTTCGTAATGCTTATACAAGGCAACATCATTTGCCCTGATCTCTTGCAGCTCTTTTGACTGCTCCATCAAGGCAGCAGCACTTTTCCTTGTACTTGGCTTATCGGCCAAATAACTTGCAGGCAGTCCTTCCACAACTGCAATCTGTCTTATAAGATAGTCAATCGCTTCAATGACTTCTTTTATAGGACTGTTAGGACTTGCAAATTTAAAATCGCCATCTTTTGGGAGCGATACCGCTTGCCCTGGATCAAAGGTAGCAAGCTCAGAAACTGCGCCTTGAATGACCGGAATTGAAAAGCCTTGCAGTCTCAAGATATAAACTAAGTCTGTTAGCTTTTCGTTTATGGCCTCTTGTGTGCTGATTAAAGAATCACCTGGATATATCCAAAAGTCAGATATGGGCAGCTCTGACCAAATTGGTACAAAAGGCAATCTTTGGTATGGATTGCTTTCTGTGCTAACTACATTCATGTTGTAGTCCATTGTTTGTATGCTGCCTGAAGTCCATTTGACATGCGTAAGCTCAGAGACTTTTCCGTCACTTGGATAATGTGTAATTATAATGCTTCGAATATCTCTAGGAGACTTGCCAGTCTCTACGCTGCAAATGTCCGGGGTTATCAAATCAATGTCTAATTGACCAAATCGCCAAACAAATTTCAAAAAAACAACTCCACAGAGCTTTGAAAGCCTATTGGCCTGTCGCATTCTCAAGCCTAGCAAGGACTGCTCTTGTGCCTTGTCATATAGCCTTTGGTCTTTGTCTGTAGAGACAATCCTTTCGGCATCTTTGAGGTAGAGCTGAGACTTTGCGTCTACTACTTTCTTTACAATGTTCAAGCTTGTGGGCGAAAACTTGTCCACATCCGAAAAATGCTGCTCTAGCCTGTCCTGCACGTAAGGCAACTGTAAGCCTTGGTACAGATCCAGACGCTTACGGGCATCTTGCCGCCTAGTGCTCTCGTCATTAAGTTGTGATAGTTGAAAAGTGGTATCTAGTATTTGCATTTCTTTCCTTTTAAGTGTTTGCTTATCTACTTAATATAATCATTTTTAGTTAACTTGTCAAGACCCTGATATTAAAGAGCATTGTATGTCTTAATGCCAGATACTTTGACCAGACGTTTAAAGAATTGTTGTAGGGTTAACTCAGATTCAGGAGTAGCCTTCATATATTGGTTATACATGGCCTGGACTTGTTTGTACGCTGCACAAGTATTTGCACAATTTAATATCATATCTCCGTTTCGTAAGAAACAGTGTCTGGCATGTCTTGACTTAGAATTACAGACGATATCATTCAGCTCATATATTACTGTATCCTGTGCTCTTAAAGCATGTACTGCCCAGCATAAGGAATAAACGGTATCATCATTCTTGTTTCTAGTGCCAAATGTGAGATGTCCTTTTTTAGAAAACTCGACGTAGAAAGAAGACAACTCTTTTTCAAGTGTCTTTAGCTCTTTCGGAAAGAATATTCTATTCTCTTCAAACAGTTTACTTAGATTTGTAAAGGCTGGCACTTGTGTTTTAGAATGTGGATAAACAGCTTCACAAGCATATCCTCTTTCATTTGCCCACAGAACCAAATCCTGTACGTTGTAATCTTCCATTACAATATTTGTAATTCCATATTCTGCATCAAATTTAATAATGTTGTCTTTAATGGTTTTGTCTAAAGAAAATCGGATATTGTCTTGTGCCAAAACATGATAAATAGCTTCACCTTCCTCATTTACTGACCTTGCCACAGTTGTTAGATAGGTCTTATCACCATGTAATGAACCAAACTTTGCCCGATCTAAGCCTAAGCCTACAGCATAACGTCTGCCAGCTATCATGTCCTTGTAAGCTTCCAGAGGTAAATGATTGCGGTATGATTGCTTTGCTGCCTTAATATCCTTTGGCTGGAACAGCTTATTTGCAGATTCAGACCTACGGTTTAAATGCTGGCTGGCAAAGGTAGTGGCAAGCAACTGTTTGTGCCTTGAATCAAGCCAAGGTCTTTGCACCCATACTGGACTAAGCTTTTTTGCTTCTGCAAGATTCTTATATTCTCTCCGGTAAACAAATATAGTCGGGTCTTTCTGCGCCACCATTTCAAGCTGATGCAATGGCCCATTTTCCGGGTCTGTGGTGCTATCAATTATAGTCATGGCATTTTTAACATCTCCCTGGCTGGAAGAAAGAATCTGCAATGCTTCATCATCTCCTGCTGCATGGAGTTCAGAAAACCAACCACAGGTAATACGTTCACCATATAGGGACGGTATATTGCCCACCACAACTTCAATGCGATTTCCCAAGTCTGGTAAAGCGATCTGTGTCCTTTGTATGTTGTCTACTCCTACCCACTGTGCCAAAAAGTCACAGTGGACTATCAGGTCTTTAAGTGTTTTAAAGTTTACCCTTAAAGCCTGTGCTTCACTGTTTGAAATAACCTTTATGTTTTCATTGGGGAATAGACAGAAGCGATATAAGACAAGCAAAGCCGCACAAGTGGTCTTTGAGTGCCTTCTAGGTAGGCTGTAGATGATTGTTGAATATTTATAGTTGTTATCTTCATCCACAGACAATGCACCTTCAAACATCTCCTTTTGAAAATCAGCAGCTTCAAAATAAATAAGCTTACCATATGGGCTAATAACTCTTGGCTGGATATGCTCTAACCACTTAAAAAAGCCGTGTGGTGGCTGTTTCCATTCCTTGATTTGCTCTTTAGTTACCTTACTCATCTATCATATCCCACAGGTTAGAGTTACTGCTTTTCTTTCCAGGCTTGCTTTGTATGGACTGCAACATTTTGAGATATTTAAGCGTATTGTCTCTTAGTTTAAGCAAGTCCTTGGAGATAGCAGGAATCAAATTACCGTCTGTATCCACAAGCTTTCCATCCTGCATAAGCTGGTCAGTCATTTCCTTTTCTATATGTAAGTTTATGGATACAACATTGACAAGTATCTCCTTAAGTGCAGCGTTATCATCGGCTTTTAAGCCATTGCGTATACGCTTAAGAGCTATCGCTGACTTGCTTCTACCATCTCCCAAGTCTGCACTTACATAGTGCTTAAATTGCTCTAGTACATCGAGTTCATCATCTCTTTTGCCTGCCATAATTGGTTATCTCCACAGTTATATTTCCCAGGCCGAAAAAAATTGGTGCGATTTATGTGAATGACCTAGACCGCCCAAAATCCATGCCAACTCGGGGGGACACCGCCTTTACTTTATTAACTTGAGTAGCACGCTGTGCAACGCTTTAAGTTGAATTTTACCGTATAATGGCACATGGCCCCAGAACATGTTTTATGTAAACTTTGAGCAGTGCACTTAGTGACACGAATTTGCCTAAAATTGCTACGAATTGATCACTACTTAAGTCGGTTAGGCTTGCCTAACTTTAGTTATTATTTAGTTACCTACCGAATGGTCGGTTGCCATATCATAGATTGAAAAATGTGTCAATGAGGTATTCACCGTTTGTCTAGTCTCTAGCCACAGATGGTATTTTCTAGTCTATCCTTATTGATAATGATTACTATTAGTAATAGTTTAATGCCTTGTCATTCCTTGAATTGTCAATGATCTACAATACATATAATCACTTTACTTAACCTTGTCAAGTACCTGTGATGTACTTACTCTGTAAGTCTAGTTTAAGTCTACGGTAGTTTCTAGTGTTTTAAAATCTAGCCTTTCAAGAAATTACAGAATAACTACGGTAGTTGCTATTGACACTTTGCCAAAGATATGGCATCAAGTAGTCATGTTTTCAACATTTAACTGACAGGAGTTTTGGCATGAAATGTAGGATTTGTGGTCGGGAATGTGACGGAGACTTTTGTGAAGATTGTGTCTGGATGTTGGATTATTTACACGGACGCTATACTCTTGCAGAGCAGTCAAAGATTTTTACTTATTCTCCGGGTTCAAAAGCAGTTGAAGAGATTTCTGAAAAGATGGCTAACAAATTATTTGCGGCTTATGGTGCAGAGGCTTTGAATGATGTGAACACAGGTAATGTGCAGTAAAGTGTTTTGTGTTTAGCCCGGTCATATTCTGGCCGGGCTTTGCACTTACGTCCAGTTGTGTCCAATTGAAATATTTTGATTGGACGCCATAAAGCCGCGTCATTCCTGAGTCTGTCCAATGTGTCCAGTTGTCCGGTCATTTTTAAAAGACTTTTTTTATATCATTAAAATTTCTCTTTTAAAATTCAATTGGACAGACTGGACAACTGGACGCAAGGCTCAACCACGCGGGTTTGCGCTGTCCAGTTGACTTTGGTCTGACTGGACAGACTGGACAGTTAAATAAAAAAGCCGCCCGAAGGCGGCTTATGTTTTAAACTAGATCCTCAAATTTCCTCTTTTCAGGTGGCTTAGAAAACTCCAATGCTTTCCCGGCCTTTTCCTGCTTTATTTTGTGTTGACTCAGATCAAAGCCTGTCGCTTTTTCAAACTGCTCCACCATCTCAATCTGTTTGGGTAGGTGTTTTTTCCTTACTCTACCTATACCTTCTGTTACCTTCACATCCTTTTTCAACTCTGGGAAGATATCGTACGTCTCTTTCCAGAATCTTCTATTATCAAGCGGCTTGCTGTTGCTATGAGCTTCAATAAAACTTCGGTATGTTTCCTCAATCAATGATTTGTCTACATTGGCCCCAAAATTATCCAGGTCAAAGTCCAAGCTATCTGAGATCAGGTTCCACCAAAACCGTGTAGTCAAATCCATGCTGTACTCAAGCTGCTGGAAAGCTTCATCAAACTTAGGTGCGTTCCTTAGCCATTGCGTGTTCTGAATTTCTCTATTTTGTAGTTCAAATAGGAAAGCTCCAGCTCCACCTTTATTTACTTCCTTTATCAGATTGCCGAAATATTGGTGATTATTACGTTTATCGTTGCCGATTTCAACAATCAAGAACCTACGTTCATCCGCTGTGACTGGCACAACCCACTTTTCATTTGACAGAATGATCAGGTTATTGAAGTTTTCTATTTTATATTGGGGCATGAACTTCTCTTCTAGGGTCAGATATTTATTTGTGATCCTTGCTTTTAAAAGTCCTTCGTGACTTTTCGTACCTGCCCAAAAAGCCTCATCTGCCACAGTCACCAACTTATTCTTTATGCTGTTGGCTGAAAACTTTCCCAGTAAATGTTCTGTGGTCTGCACTTCACAGTATTGGTTATCCCCAACAATATGTCTTAGCACTTCGCAAAATACGTTTTTGCCAGTACCTTTTTTGCCAACAATCACTAGAGCGGTATTTGGTCCACCTTCTGGCTTTTGCTGCACAATGCTTGCAAGCCAGTCCATAATAGCTGTATATTTGTCGTCATTGCCTTGGCATACATTTTTATGGATGTGATCCTTTATAAGCTCGCAGCTTCCAAACTTATTTGGCTGGACTGCAAAGCCCTTCCACATATTATACGTCCCTGGCTCAGTATTCCCTGTTGGGTTGAAAGTCAGCTTTTCATACCGTTCAGCGTTTTTATGGTTCAGCCAATACTTGGCCTTGCTGATTTCTTTGTCGTTTACTTCAATTGTGTCGTGTTCATGCCAGGATAGAAAGTCACTTTTCTGGATCAACTCATTATCAGACTTTCGAATGATTACGTGCTTGCCACTTAAAAGCACTTGTGCATAGTTTTGGTTGAATTGTGCAATGATATCTGTGTCGTTATGCTTTGACCAAATACCGTCAACCTTGGCCTTAAGTTCATCTTCTGGCAAAGGCGGGCAACAAAACATTTGATTATGTACGCTTGCTACCTGATAGACTGTATTATATCCTTTACCTTGGCTTATCGTATGCCCTATAATTTGGCATAGGTCATTGTTCCTATTACCTTCCATGCTTGGATCACAGTAAGGGATATACTTGTTATTGACATTACCTGTATCGGTATTATTCTTTTCTTGTAGCCAATCATAGTTAAATTCAGCCATTGGCAGGTCATTCAGCCATTTATAAGGTTTTCCTTCACCAAAGTAGCTTGGAGGTACTACCAAACCATATTGGCCACTGATTAGGTCAACTCCAGGCCAGGCATTTACTGCTTTAAACTTTCGCCCTTCTGGATTCTTAAACCATAAGTGACCGCCCCCACCACTTTTGGAATTTGAGGTCAGTGTTTTTGGTCTGTCGTCTGGCAGGTTTTCAAACCCATCTGCCCCATTTGTGTGTTGGTCAATGTCCATCAAGGCTATGTATTCAGAAACAATCCTAATATTTGCTTGTGGGTACTTTTCCCAAAATTCTTTGACTTCCTCTTCTGTCTCTAGTGGTTCATCAACGCTGCCTTTGACACCTTTTGCCTCAGCTTCTGCTCTGCTGATAATTGGTTTTGGTGCATGGGTCTGCTGTGGAATGATCTTGTATCCTGCACGCACGTACTCTAAGGCGGCTTCAGCCATTGACATTTCGTTTATCTTCTGGTATTGTAGTTGTTGCATTTAAGCGATCTCCTTTTTATCTGGCCCCAAGTGTGGCAGCACCTGGGGCTTTGTTTTTTATTGATTTTGCATTGCCTCAAGTGTCTCGACCATTTCGTAAGCCAGTTCCATTGCCCTATCTAGTTCAAATGCTCTACTTTTGCCTTTGTATTGTAGAGTACAACTTTTTAAAATGTTGCCATCATTTTCTGAATACGCAAAGCTGTAAGGTTCTAGTGCCACAGAATTGACCGTACCTTTCGGCATCGAAAAATGGTCAATCCGGCCATTTTCCCGCACTCCACATACATACACATTGTGTTTAAAATCTCGATAATCCATTTTGCTTTCTCCTTTATTGTTTTTTGTTGTCGAAATATCTAGCCTGTAACCAATCACAATAAACCTCAAGGTCATAGGCTATTTTCTTGCCGATTTTGTACCTCTCAGGCCCATAACCTTTGCAGTCCAGAACAGCTTGGTGTCCTGGGGTTAGTGTTCGGAATGTAAAGTCTTGCACATCTGTGCGATAGACAATAGGATCATTCCACCTTCTTTTCATCTCTTCAATAACCGGATGATGTTTTCTCATAGCTCTTTCTCCTTTTTGTTAATTGCTGTTAAAATAAGATAATACATCAGTTAACTTTGTCAACCCCTAGCTTATTGTAACCAATAACTACAATCACTTCCCCGCCCTGGGTCGGGAATGTTATTTTGCTTAATCGCATCGTCCCCTAGGGGACTAACCGATATAGGTTGTGGAACCTGTTCCACATGCTTTTCTTGTCCATCCATACTATATTAAGTAAAGCATAGGGTAATTAGAGTCAACCTGTGGGGGCGAGTAACAATCGTGATCTTTCGGGTTCCCAAAATGGGAACCCCAAAACCGCCGAAAGTCCAAACATTATAAATAGGTGGATCAAAATCGTCTGAAAATTGGACTTTGCGGATTTTTGGCAGGTCTTCCAAAAGTCCTGAAAGTTCGTTTCTTACTGCTTTATCGTCAAGCCCAACCGCTTTGCCAATTTCTTCAACAGTATAAGCCT